GCCTTCGACTAACCAGTCTCTCATCTCCTAGGGGGGGTGGGGGGGGGGGTAGGTCAGTTTTTTCTACAGGGGAGGACTAATTCTCCCCGCACTGCCCTCGACTAACCGTTATGTACAAGGTATGAGTATTTATACCTACCTCTAAAGATATAGCCCTGTTTTAACCCATCAAGTGGGGGGGTTGCTTTGGTTTTTTATGTCCAGGGCATCAATTTCCCAGTTAGCCCTATCTACTCCAGTTTCGACTTGGCAAATCCCCCGCAAACCCCATGCTGGAATGGTTTGACGATGTTGGTGTCCCTTAAGCCCCAGTTTGACCCAAAATGTATCCATTTATACATTTCCTAAAAATGGATAGGTTAAATGTTTGTCCTAGAGTATAATTTGACCTCAAGACTCTTTCCCTATTATAACTTGGGCGTGAATATTTTGCAACCCTTAAAACACTGAACTTTTGACAGATTTTAAACTTGGTCTAACCATCATCAACAACGGCAATTAAGTCCTAATAGGGGAAGTCAGGGGGCAACCTGGAAACCTTGTCCTGTCTAGGTTTCACCTGGGTCTAAGGGGGCAAGTGGGGGGGTTCGGAGAGAATTTCAGATTCAAGTAACCCCCCTACTTGTTAGACCCTTAGTACACTTGTACCAGACTGGGTTAAGCATGGCCAGACGGGGTTGAACATGACCAGACTGGGTTGAACATGGCCAGACTGGGTTTCATCTGAGTCTAAAGGGGAAACTAGGGGGGTGAAAAATGCCTCGAACCCCCCCAGTTGTGGATTTATATAGTACAAATGTATTAAACTGGGGTTGAACCGGGCTAAAACAGGTCAGACCAGGTGCGGAGTTATAACTGTCCGTTATAAAAACCAACCTAACCCCCCCTACCCCCCTAGTATAGAATAGTTGGGACTGGTTGGCTAAGACTGGTCTGGCAGGGTCAAACCCCGTACTATGTCTTTAGAAATAGGTATAAATACTCATACCCAAGGTAAAAGGGGGTCTGGGGGGTCAAACCCAGTTAAGCCCTGTTAAACTTGGGAGGGATGAAATAAGGGGGGTCGCCCTGAAAAACCAACCTAACCCCCCTACCCCCTTAGTAAGGAATGGCTGGGGCTGGTTGGCTTAGGCTGGGGCTGGCAGGGTCAAACCAGATTCAACCCAATCCGACCAAGTGGAATCAAGGAGGTCTCCATAAAAAACCCAAGAACCCCCCCACTTCCACCCTTAGCTAACTGGGTCAGGTTGGGTGGAAGTGGTTAAACGGGGTCTGGTCGGGTCAAACCCCGTACTATGTCTTTAGGGATAGGTATAAATACTCATACCCAAGGTAAAAGGGGGTCTAGGGGTCAAACCCAGTTAAGCCCTGTCAAACTTGGGGGGGATGGAATAGGAAGGGTCGCCCTGAAAAAAGAGAACCCCCCCCTACCCCCCCCAGTTCATCTTTGTCTAGTACATTTGAACCACCCCCCAGCTTAACCGGGGCAGACTGGGGGTTGACAATAAAAAACCCCTTCCAAAGGGGTCAGGAGGGGTCAGGTAGGGTTGAGGATGGGTCAGACCCCGTTAGACCCCGTTAGACCCAATTAATCCCAAAAGTCTGATGGTAAAGGTTCGTCTGAATCTTCACCATCGATTTTAGGTTCATACCTACCATCGGATAAATAAGGAGAAGACCCTATATCATGGTTCAAACGACACATAGCTTTGGTATCAGAATCCATACGACGTTCGGTATATACTTTAGGTCGTTGCCCTGGATTCATTTGGTCTTCAAGAGCTTGCATTAGGAGTTCTGCTTGATTCTTCCGATACCATTCAGCCGCCCTGCGTAAGTGAATACCTTCTAGACGACTTAAATGTTCTTTAATCACAGCATGGACAGTCCCTTCATCTGCTCTATGTTTGGTATACTGTTTTCCATATTGGGAACGAAATCTATCTCTTAAAGTAGTCCAGGGAATATCGAACCGTTCTGCTAAAGTCCTAACAGACACCCCTCCCAGTTTATAGATTTGGAACAATTTTTTGGTTTGTTCCACGACCTCTTTGCTCATTCTAACGTCTTTCTTTCTCATATCCCTCTATAAATAGTTTTAGAATCCAATTTCTGGATTGGGCGTATAGTCTAAAAGGCTGACCCTGAGCCAATCTTAGGTATGATAAGACACTCAAAGAGCTTTAACCGAAGAAACATTTCTCAACAAATCCCCACCCCCCCCAACCCAAGATAATAATGGTAAAAATTACCATAACTCTTTTTCCACCTAAGATAATAATGGTGAAATTCACCATAACTCTTTTTCCCCCTCAACCCCAAATAATGGTAAAATCCACCATAACTCTTTTTCATAATTGTCTCACAATCCTTTAGGTTGACCAGAGAAAACCAATACCGACCAGGAGTTTGATATACATCATTATACATCATTTTGGAGGCGAAATTAGGAAGGTTTAGGGTTAGGGGCTGATTTCAGCCACACAAAAAGCACTTTTTGACCATATAATTATATAACTATACAGTTATATATTAGTTCATTTGTACTGTTCAAGGGGGTTAAAGTTATCCACACCCATCACCCAAAAGGATGACCCCTTATCACCCATTAGAACACAACAAAAATGTGTGGTTGTTGACGGTTTAATTACGGTCAGCAAATTCCCTAGGGTCTAATAAATCGAAATCGGATAAATCATCAAAGCGTTGAGGTTCAGGAGGTTGACGGTAAGCCAACAGTAAACCAACAATGGCTACAATAGTAATGGCAAAGACCATTAAAGAAGCTAAAAGCAATAAAAAAACCATTATGGAAAGGGGTTTGGGACTTAATAATAATATGCTTGCAATAAGGGGAATAGGTACAAAAAAATACCCACCCATGACTGGGGGGCTTGGTTAAGGCTGAATCAGACCCAGATTAGGACGGATTAAGCAGTTAATTTAGTAACCAACGCCGAAACGAAGGAAACAGGGGTAGTAACACCAGCAGTAGCGGCAATTGCCTGAATAGCATTAACGAAAGCGGTATCTTCGATAGCAAACTCTAAAAGAGCAATGATGGCTTGACGTTGAAGTAATTGGTCAGCATCAGCAGTACCATTCAAATCATAACCGTAAGAAGCACGAACGATGTCAACACCGGAGTTAACATATAAAGGGTCTAGTTGATAATGTCCACTTGCGGGGACTGGGGGGGCAAAAGTTAAAGCCATATTTTCTATCCTAGCTAGGAATAATTATCTTGTCCAATATAGTTTGGGCGGACACCTCCTCCACCCCTAGTACACTTGTACTAGCCCAAGTGTTAAAGGGGAGTTTAGGGCGTAAAAAACATTGCAGGCACAAATCTGAGTCTCACGTCAGCCGATGAAGCCCACCCTTTGGTACACTTGTACTAGACATAGGGAAGATGGGTTAAGACTGGGTTAAGACTGGGTTAAGAGAGGTTAAGACTGGGTTAAGTGTAAAAACATTGCAGGCACGAATAAGGCTTTCCCGCCAACCATAACCAAATCTTAACCTGTGGTAAATGAATTGCAGGTACAAATAAGGCTTTCACGTCAGCCGATGAAGCCCATCCTTTGGTACACTTGTACTAAACATAGGGAAGAGGGGTAAATATTACCCAGTGTGCCAATTATCAAAGTGTCCACTAGGGGTTGCACTACCATAGAAAACACTGCTATAGTAGTGACATCGAAAGAAAAACAGGAGTCAAACAAGTGGGAACCAATCAAAACAATGTGAAGTATCCCTAGTAAAACCCCTAGTGGACACTTCCTAAACTGTCCACTCCAAAAAGACTTGACAGACCAGATGAACAATGCCATAATAGACACATAAGCCGAAAAACAGGAGTCAAACAAGTGGACGAGAGCAAAATATTTATAGGTAATCTCCCTAAACCCAATGGGGAAATTTTCCCCCGATATATAGAACGGGGAGTAGGATTTTTCAGTCGCAGGGTGTACCATTTGCACGGTACTCAATTGGTGCATACAATCTATATGGGAAGTAACAGTTTTGACTTTAGTGAATACTGTCAAGAGTACAGGGGACGTTTGAGAGACAGTTATCCCCAATTCAACCCCTAGTGGACACTTCCTAAACTGTCCACCCCAAAAAAGGTTGACAGTCCAGAAAAACAATGCCATAATAGACACATCAACCAAAACAAACAGGAAACCAAAAATCATGAAGTACATAGTAGTTAAAAGCTTCGTAAGACTAATCGGGTACGGTTGGTACGGTCAAGAACAGTGTCAAGAGATTTTCCTAGACAGCTATCAATTAGATGGCATTGAGGAAAAAATAAAACAGAATGGAGATGTTAAAGAAGGAATAGAGGAATGGTTACTGTATAATACTGGGGATTTTCAGGGAATGCCAACTGATTTTATGGCAGACTTGGAAATTAAATCGGAGAATGTAGTTATAGACTGGACAGACCCTGAAAGTGAATATAAATTCAGGGATTGTTACTCCGATGAAGACTAATATAACCCGTAGCTAAGGGCTTAGACAGTGGACACTTCCTAAACTGTCCACTCCAAAAAGACTTGACAGACCAGATGAAAAATGCCATAATGGATACCAACGAGGAAACAATGACAAAACTTAAAGAATTTACTGGAATACTTCGCATTGAATTGGAAGTAACCTTGCCCGCTTCTAGCAAAAAACAAGCCTTAGAATTGCTTGAAAACATCTACCCGGCTATCACGCTTAGTTTTGGGGATGAGAATGAGATGCCCAATCTGCTTGACTGGCGTGATAATCTCGATTATGTAGATTGGGAATTAGAGGATTAATTATCAGTCATCAGTTATCAGTTATCGGTAAACAGTAGAAACACAAAAGAGGGCAAAATGTCGGAAAAATTTGTTATTTGTTTTGAAGTTCGCAACTCTGAAAATCGCTTAATTAAGGATACAACTGGCGAGATTCAAAATCGATTAAGCTTTGATTTAGAAGTCAAGAATAATGCACAACTAAAAAGCTTCTTAAAGTCATATTATACTACTTTAGAAGCTTGGATGCCAGAAAATCAAATAAAGATTAAGGCTTTTGTTCATTCTAAAATTTCTCGAACTTATATGGAGTTATTTTGCTTCGATAGCAAGGGATTTCATACCTACTAGCCCAATCTAACCCAATCTAACCCTATCTAACCCAATCTAAACCAATCTAAACCAATCAAGGAAGGAAAAAATGAAAGCGAAACACCTGAAATTATGCCAAGATAACTTCTTTGGCATAAACTACGAAGGATATTATGTTGTCTATTCACAGTCCGATGCGTCGGATTTAATGGATATGGCGAACTATCGAGTGCTATCCCGTTTTATTAACAATGAGGACTGTATAGAAGCTAGTTTTCGTGGGTTTTTCGGACGGTTTACAGCCATCCTGTTAAAAAAGGATAGTCCCCTAGTGGAAGAGATTGACAACCTTATTGAGAAGACAAAGACCGTTTATTACCTGCTAGACGAACAAGTGTACGGTGAAATACTAAATGAAAAATGGATGGAATATTGGAACGAGACAGGATGTAATGAGTGTGCTAAGGAAATTTTGGAGATATTACCAGAATTAGAGGACAAAATAGCCTATAAGTATCGTCATGAAATAGACCTATTGGTATCCCCAGAAGACTTACTAAAGGTCATAAATCCATTCTTAGACTATCTAAACGATGAAACAGTTAGTATATGTGAAGTATATCAGGGTTTACATGGTAGTTTCGGATTTGAAGATTTAAGCACACCACAACGGTCGGATTTACTTGATGCACTAATGTTACTCGTTGGGAAGACGGTATCCAATTAGAATTAACCCTGTCCTAACCTTAATCAAGGGTTAACCAAAATTTAACCTAGTTAACCCTTGACAAGTAGTGAATCTTCCTAACCCAATCTAACCCCATTTAACCCTTACCAATTAAAACGTATGACTCATTCAAGATTACCAATTCTGTCCAAAATTTTGCCCGATTTATCAGATTGGGGAGAAGGAATTATTTCCGATGAACAATGGTTAAAAAAATCTAAAGGTTTTTATGAATACCTAGTCGGAAAACGATGCCCCCATTGCGGTTCATTTAATGTTCGGAAACGAGCCACTAAAAAGGATGTAAACGGAAAACCTTACTCCGTGTTCCAGTGTAATGATTGCAAAAAAACCTACTCTGGCAAGAAATTTAATCTTGACACACAGACTTAAACCCTTAAAACCAAGCACAGGAGCCAAAAATATGCCCCAATTTAACCCTAACCACGTCCCTGATGATGTTTTCCCCTTTATAAGTGGTTATTTAACGGCCGCAGAATGGTGTTGTCAGGGGGAAAATGGAGAGGATTTCCCTAAAATGGGTCACGGTTTCACCAAAAAATCACTACTGTCCGCACGGGATGATGTAGAACGATTCGTAAGCGAAAACCAAGAGGATATTAATATCTTTCTAGAGTCTGGGTTTAGCGAAGACCACGTTGGTCATAACTTCTATCTAAACCGTAATCGTTATGGTTCTGGGTTCTGGGATGAGAAAGGTTGTGATAAGGCGGTCTTAGACCGACTTTCTGAAGCTTCAAAAAATTTTGGTGAGTGCGACTCTATGGCCATTCGTGGATGGATTTACTTAGAATAGAGTTCAACTAAGTTAAACTCAATCCAACCTAGTTAAGTAGGGAGTGTGACAGTTCCTTAACTGTCCACTAGACTTTACCCTTAGACAATGCCATAATAGTAACATACCAACCAAAGAGGAAACATTATGACTACTGACAACTCCCCGACAAAAGTAATCTTCCGTAAATGGGTAAAATACTCAAATAGTATTATCGCCATTTTTCCAGAAATCGTCAGTACGGATAACCCTTATGAATGTCTATCATGGGTATATGTAGGAGGGCATGGTTCATGTGACCCCCATTGGGTCATTAGCGATACTGTACCGGCAAGTCCCGATGAATATGCTTGGGATAAGGAAGTCCTAGAAAAACAATACGGCTATCAACTCAAGGTAATAACCCGAAACCGTCGGGAGTTCCTAGAAATCAGAGAAGCTGAAATAGCTCGCATGGCACAGTTTCTAGTCTAACCTCAACTTAATCACGGGTTAACCAAAATTTAACCAAGTTAACCCTTGACAGTCCCCCGAAAAGTGCTATAATGAAAACATCACGAGGAAACCAATTATGACCACTGAAAACCCCACAAAAGTAATCTTCCGTAAATGGGAAAAATACACTTGGCGTATTATCGCCATTTTTCCAGAAATCGTCAGTTGCGATAACCCCTATAAATGTCTATCATGGGAATATGTAGGGGAGCATGGTTCATGTGACCCCTGTGAGGTTATTAACAATACTTTCCCTGCCACTTTTTATGATTATTCATGGGATAAAAAATACCTAGAGGAACACTACGGGTATCAACTCAAGGTGATAACCCGTAACCGTCCGGAGTTCCTAGAAACCAGAAAAACACACATAGACTTAATCAGGTTAGCCCTTGACACACCGCTTCAAAACGGCTATAAAAGACCTGCATAAACTTAACCTAGTTAAGTAGGGAGTGTGACAGTTCCTTAACTGTCCACTAGACTTTACCCCTTAAACAATGCCATAATAGTAACAACCAACCAAAAAGGAAACCGATTATGACTACTTACCTCCGGTATCTAGAAACACTGTCAACCAGTAAATTACAAGAAATCTTTGCTGAAAACTTAACTTGTGAGCAATTACTAGCAGAAGATGGATTAGAAATTTCCGACTTAGAAAACCCACTGGGGGACGACTTGTACTACGATGAAAAAATATTCTATCAGAATTTATCCACAATGGAAGACGACCGAGATTTTTTGATAGATGCTATAAGTGATTGGGTAGAGGCATTTCCACCTAACCGAAAGGGTTCTGCCGAGTTCTTTTTAACACCCTACGGAACATTTAAGTGCTAAAACTTAATCAAGGGTTAACCAAAATTTAACCAAGTTAACCCTTGACAGACCCCCGAAAAAATGCCATAATGGACACATACCAACCAACGAGGAAAAAAAAAATGAGAGAATTTAAAGAATGGTTTGAGGAAAATCTTTACGAGTATGCTAAAGATATTGCAAGTTACGGAGCAGACATGGGTTTTCCCTATATATCCTATACATCGGACTGTGTTAAGTTATGGGAAAAGTACGGGGTTTCAATCTGGAAATATGCAGTTGAACAAGCGAAACAATTGGGCTATACCAACGTGGCTAAAATGATTTCCTCTTTTAGCCGGGCTGATATGTTAGAAAGTCTAGATTCGTTTTATAACCTCATGGTCTGGTATGCCTGTGAGGAAATAGCCCGTGAAATAACCGACCAGCAGGATGAAGATGAATATGAGGATGAAGATGAAGATTCCTTAGACTAACCTTAACTCAGGGTTAACCAAAATTTAACCAAGTTAACCCTTGACAGTCCCGAAAAAAACTGCTGTAATAGTGACATTACAAGGAAACCGATTATGTTTACTTACCTCTCGTATCTAGAAACACTGTCAACCAGTGAATTACAAGAAATCTTTGCTCAAATCCGAACCTGTGAGCAGTTACTAGCGGAAGATGGATTAGAAATTTCCGACTTAGAAAACCCACTGGGAGACGTACACTTGTTCTACTGGGATGACAAAGTATTCTATCAGAATTTATCCCGAATGACAGGCGACCGAGATTTATTGATAGATGCTATAAGTGAATGGGTAGAGGCATTCCCACCTAACCAAGAGGATATTACAGAGTTCTATCTAAGCCCCTACGGAAGATTTAAATTTTAAACGGGCTGATATGTTAGAGGTCTGGTATGCCTGTGAGGAAATAGCCCGTGAAATAACCGACCAGCAGGATGAAGATGAAGATGAGGATGAAGATTCCTTAGACTAAACTCAACTCAGGGTTAACCAAAATTTAACCAAGTTAACCCTTGACAGTCTAGAAAAAAACTGCTATAATAGTAACAACCAACCAAAAAGGAAACCGATTATGTCTCAATTTAGAATCGTCTATCAGTATGTTACACCAGAGTCAGCATTCGATTGGGGATATTTGGAACAAGGGTATTATTTCAAGGGTACTCACTACGAATCTGATTATTCTTCTGAGGATTACTGGCAAGAAATATCGGAAATAGGCTTGGATAATCTAATCAAATTAGCGCACAGTTTAGGGATTGTCGCTAACAGTTCTAACGACTTAAGCAATTGGTTTTCCAGTGAAGACCCAGAAGACCCAGACCCAGACCAATACTACTATACATCCTACTCCCTACATCTTCGTTCAGACCGTTACGATTCTCTTTTCCGGCGAGTCAATCTGTTATTGTTTGAATATGATTTTAACTACTGTGTACATCAAGGATAATTAACCCCTGCAATACTCCCTAACCCAACCAATAGGATTAGGGAGTCCATTGCAGGTATGTGTAGGGGAGTCCATTGCAGGTATGTGAGTAAGTAGGTTCACCTATGCCTATACGGGTTATGTGAGGGTAAAGATGGACGACGGAGTGGATAAGTTTCTCTTATACCCACTGATAAGAAATTCTAATAGTTGAGGGCTTGACAATACCTAGTAAACCCTGATATAGTAGTAACATACCGAACCAAAAGGGAGCCAAAAAATGTTATTCATACTAAGCGAAAGATTCCAAGACAACCTAGTGCGTGAGGGGGAATACATTAGTATCTATAGACTGGATGATGTAATATACCTAGTCCCTACTTTAGCATTTTTTCAAGAATTAGAGGAAAATCCAGAGTTTTTCGATAAACCTGCGGATTACTTATGGTATGACTTGTTAGAGGATGCGTTATGCGACGAATGGTTATCTCCTCGTGTTGAGGGCATGGGAGATTACTTTTTCCTGACTGATGATTATTACTGTGATTATGATGGTGAGTTAAGTATAATTTATGACCGATTATGGTTCATAGACTTAGCTAATCATTTCCCTTATTCATTGGTAGAAATTCTAAAAACCAAAGGGTATATTGACTTATACCGGTTTGAATAGTTAACTCAGGGTTAACCAAAATTTAAACTGGTTAACCCTTGACAGGCCCTAGAAATATTGCCACAATGAAAACCCTAACCTCGTTGGTTGGTGTGTTTTCATTGCAGGTGTGTGTGTGTAGGTGAACTCCCCCTACACCTATACGGGTTATGCGTGGGTAATGATGGACGACTCTGATAAGCTAATCTTATATAAGTTACCATTATCAATTCCATAAGAAAGATTAATGAATGAACTACTTGACAGACCCTAGAAATATTGCTATAGTAGTAACATGAAAGAAAACAAGCCCCCCTGATAAGTACCAACCATGATTTACCACTATTTGATAGGGTTTCCTAAAGATTTCCAGTTTCCTATAGCTAAACGTAGCCTACGGTACAGCAACCATGCACGGATAGAGGCCATGACAGACGGTGCTATTGATTTACCGACTGTCATAAAACCCTCAAGCGGTAAGTTGATAGAATTAAACTTGACCAGAGAAGTTCCCCAATATGTTTACCGTTTTCAATACTCAAGCACCAAAGACTTGGTCATGGTGCTTTCTGCCAAAACACCCCTACACTGGACAGTCGTTACGGTCTGGTTAAACAATACTATCGATGCCCATGAAAGCCTAGACCGTACACGGTACGCTATACCTGCCTAGAAAAAATAATCAAGAGTTAACCCTAACCCATTAGTAACTATTATAACCCTGATAAGTTATCCTAATACATTAACTCTTGAAAAAAGTTTAAAGCAGACAGTGGACACTTTCTAAACTGTCCACTCCCAAAAGGGTTGACAAGGGTTAGGAACAATGCCATAATAGAAACATAAACCGAAACAAACCAACGAGGAAAGCGAAAATGAAGTACACAGTAGTTAAAAGTTTAATCAGATGGTATGACCCATTACAGTGTCTAGGAATTACTCTAGACAGCTATCAATTAATGGAAATTGAGGAAAAAGTTAAAGCAGGCCATGAAGTAAGGGGGGTTGTCAAAGAATGGATAATAGATAATGCTGGTGATTATTCTGGAATTACTGACTTTATGGCCGACTTAGAATTTAGCTCTGGGAATGTAGTTATAGACTGGACAGACCCTGAAAGTGAGAATAAATTCTGTGATTGTTACTATGGGGATTACTAAATAACCCGTAACTAGGGGCTTAGAAAGTGGACAGTTCCCAAACTGTCCACCTCAAAAAGGGTTGACAAGGGTTAGTCCATTGCAGGTATGTGTAGGGGAGTTTATTGCAGGTGTGTAGGGGTTAGTTCATTGCAGGTGTGTAGGGGAGTACATCCCATAAGCTAATCTTATATAAGTAAAAACTATCTAACGGATAAGCTAATCTTATATAAGTAAAAAC